ACCGGATGGCCGCGCGATTTTTTTGTGGGCCCCCGATTTATGAGATTGCTCCCTCAAAGCTAAATAACGCTCCCGCCCACTATAAGTACTTGCGCACTAAGTTTCAAATTCAAACATGTGGGATCCATTGTTAAACGAGTTCCCCGAGACGGTTCACGGGTTTCGTTGCATGCTTGCTATCAAATATCTTCAACAATTGTCTGAGGAATACTCTCCTGATACTGTTGGGTACGATCTAATTCGCGATCTAATTTCTATTTTACGTTGTAGGAATTATGTCGAAGCGTCCTGCCGATATCGTCATTTCTACCCCCGCGTCGGAGGTGCGTCGTCGACTGGACTTCGACAGCCCGTATTCAACCCGTGCAGTTGCCCCCACTGTCCGCGTCACAAAATCACGAATGTGGGCCAACGGACCCATGTACCGGAAGCCCAGAATGTACAGGATGTACAGAAGCCCTGATGTTCCTAGAGGATGTGAAGGCCCATGTAAGGTGCAGTCTTTTGATGCGAAGAACGATATTGGTCACATGGGTAAGGTTATCTGTCTATCTGATGTTACTAGGGGTATGGGGCTGACCCATCGAGTAGGGAAACGTTTTTGCGTGAAGTCATTGTATTTTGTTGGCAAGATATGGATGGATGAGAATATTAAGACTAAGAACCATACGAACACCGTTATGTTTTGGATCGTGAGAGACAGGCGTCCTACAGGCACCCCCTACGATTTCCAGCAAGTGTTCAATGTTTATGACAACGAGCCTTCTACGGCTACTGTAAAGAACGACCAGCGTGATCGATTCCAGGTTTTGAGGAGGTTTCAGGCGACAGTTACAGGAGGACAGTATGCTTGTAAGGAACAAGTTCCAATTAGGAAATTCTATCGTGTTAACAATTACGTGGTGTATAATCACCAGGAAGCTGGGAAGTATGAAAATCACACTGAGAATGCTTTGTTGTTGTATATGGCATGTACTCATGCCTCTAACCCTGTGTATGCTACTTTGAAAGTTAGGAGTTACTTCTACGATTCTGTAACGAATTAATATTAATAAAGATCGAATTTTATATCTGAATATTGATCCACATACATTGTTTGTTGAATTACATTGTACAATACGTGTTCTACAGCCTTAATTACTAAATTAATTGAGATTACACCTAGATTGTTGAGATACTTGAGGACTTGGGTTTTGAATACCCTTAAGAAAAGACCAGTCTGAGGGTGTAAGGTCGTCCAGACCCGGAAGGTTAGAAAACACTTGTGCACTCCCAGAGCTCTCCGAAGGTTGTAGTTGAATTGGATCCTCATTGTTATTATGTCCATGTTCGTCGTGAATGGACGGTTGTCGTGGCTGAGGATCTTGAAATAAAGGGGATTTGGAACCTCCCAGATAAAGACGCCATTCATTGTATGAGCTGCAGTGATGCGTTCCCCTGTGCGAGAATCCATGGTTGTGGCAGTTGATAGAGAGATAATAAGAACACCCGCATTCAAGATCTACTCTCCTCCTCCTGATGCGTCTCTTCGCTTCCCTGTGCTGTACTTTGATTGGTACCCGAGTACAACGGTTCGGTGAGAAAGACGAATGCTGCATTTTTTAAAGCCCACGCTTTCAAAGCTGAGTTCTTTTCCTCGTCCAAGAATTCTTTATAGCTTGCGTTGGGCCCTGGATTGCAGAGGAAGATTGTTGGTATGCCGCCTTTAATTTGAACTGGCTTCCCGTACTTTGTGTTTGATTGCCAGTCCCTTTGGGCCCCCATGAATTCTTTAAAGTGCTTGAGGAAGTGCGGATCGACGTCATCAATGACGTTATACCATGCGTCGTTACTGTATACTTTTGGGCTTAGATCTAAATGCCCACATAAATAGTTATGTGGACCTATAGACCTAGCCCACATTGTTTTCCCGGTACGACTATCTCCCTCAATTACTATACTTTGAGGTCTCAGTGGCCGCGCAGCGGCGTCGACAACGTTCTCGCACGCCCACTCTTCAAGTTCTTCTGGAACTTGATCAAATGAAGAAGAAGAAAAAGGAGAAACATAAGGAGCTGGAGGCTCTTGAAAATATCTATCTAAATTAGAATTTAAATTATGAAATTGAAGTAGAAAGTCTCTTGGGGCTTTCTCCTTCCGTATATTGAGGGCCTGAGCTTTGGACCCTGCGTTGATTGCCTCGGCATATGCGTCGTTGGCAGTTTGGCAACCTCCTCTAGCTGATCTTCCATCGACTTGGAAAACTCCATGATCAAGGATGTCTCCGTCTTTCTCCATGTAGGTTTTGACATCGCTTGAGCTTTTAGCTCCCTGAATGTTCGGATGGAAATGTGCTGACCTAGTTGGGGAGGTGAGGTCGAAGAATCTATTGTTCCTGCACTGGAACTTTCCTTCGAACTGGATGAGAACATGCAAGTGAGGATTCCCATCTTCATGAAGTTCTCTGCAGATTCTAATGAATTTTTTGTTTACTGGGGTTTGGAGATTTAAGAATTGGGAAAGTGCTTCTCCTTTAGTCAGGGAGCACTTGGGGTAAGTGAGAAAATAATTTTTGGCATTTATTTTAAACCGATTGGGGGCTGCCATGTTGACTTAGTCAATCGGTGTCTCTCAACTCTCTCTATGTATCGGTGTATTGGAGTCCTATATATATGGAGACTCTAATGGCATAAATGTAAATATATAACTTTAATTTGAAATTCAAACGAAAAGGTTAAAGCGGCCATCCGTCTAATATT